CTACCGACCCCAGATTCTATGCTCCAGGAACCATGGCCTTAGATTATAAAGGCGCTAATCCCTCTTCACCTCTGGACGTCCTCAGACAACAACTACTAGCGCCGAATGGCACTGACCTGATCAAGATCAATCCCCTCTGGACTAATTGATATGCCACTCTTCGCCCCAGGTCAGGTTATGTCCCCGCAGGAACGCGCGGAAGCCATCCGTTCAGGAGCCATGCTCCCCGAAGACTTCATCCCCACCTCTACAGCGCTAGCTCCGCCTCCGAAGACATATGACAACCGCCCTTCCTCAGCTCAAGAGGACCTCGCCAAGTCACTGGGCATTACGGTAGAAGAGCTCAAACGACGTCAGCAAATACAGTTTCAGCAGCTCCAGCAACGTCGGCAAAACAAAGCTGGTGGTGGCGCCCTCAAGCAACTCGCGGCCCACCTAGCTGGTCCTGCATCTCACGTTCGCACCTTCACTGCAGAGGATTTCCCTGAACTCCTGGACACCCTGGCGAGGTATGGAAAGGCTCGCGCGCTTCCACCGAAGAACTCCACCATCTTTGGTGAGATGATCAAAAATGCCAGCGAGGATGATTCGAAAGCGCTGACCCATGTTACCTTGTCAGCCGACGGTACGCCGCAAGCCGCGGCACAAACAGATTCTGATTACCTGGCGTATCTAGTGAACCTAGCGGGCGGGAAAGGTGCTGGAACCCAGGCTCTCGAACACTTGCAAGGCTCGCACCCCACATTAACCGCCTACCCCACGCACGATGCCCAAGGCTACTGGGATAAGATCATCCAACGTCAACCTGGATGGGAGAAAGTCCCCGGAACCGAGGTCGATGTGGACAGCCTCAAATGGTCGCGCCAGAACAAATCCGAAGGCGGCCGCATCGGTAATCGAGGTAGAGGACTCCCTTCTAGCGATCAATCCAAGCTAGGTCCCCTATCCGTTATCAAAGGCCTGGCTTCCATGATGGGCAGCGCAGGACGAGGGGCGGCTACCACGTTCGCGGGCATTCCTGGTGACCTCACCCGCCTTGGATACACCCTCTCAGGAAATGAACAGCCGGGCAAGGGCAAAACCCTCTTTCCTGACAGCTCTGACATGCGTCGTAAGGCACCAAATCTGCCTAGAGACATGCGCTCGGAAGCCTATCAGGACCTGGGCAACTTTGCTCCCGTCAACCCCGCTTCCGCCACTAAGGTAGCGGGCCTAGGTGGCGCTGAGCTTCTCGCTCGAGCCATGCAAAGCGAATCCCCACTAGCTCAGATGCTAACCGCAGCCGTCCGCCCAATGGGAATCATGAAGCAGAAAGGCGGGAACTGGTTATCAGGTTCAGTAGAGGATGCGCTGGCGGGGTTGAAGAAGGGACCACGGCAAGGCTCCTTAGCCGGCAACTTCAGTGACTACCGCCCCTTGCTAGAAGGTGAATTCAAGGGGGAACCCAGAAGCAGTTTTTACGACCCAAATTCAGGCGAACTACTCGACGCCAACATTTACCATGACTACGCCGCTGCGCTTGCCCCGCACGCTCCTGTCAACTCCTGGATCGACAAAGCCCTCACCAAGTACGTACGCAATGACATGGCGACTCCAGAGGATCCAATCCGAGCATTAGCCGAGAGTGGAATCCTTCACGTTGACCCGGATGCGCTAGCCACTAGACTTCCCGTGTCGGCAGTTAGAAACAACCATATCAAAGGCGACACTCCAGTCTACACTACGGCAAACTCAGACTTTGCCGCTAAGTGGGAGAGAGCGGCGGATGCCAACCTCAGAGTCCATGATGCCCGCTCATTAGCTAACACTGAGACAGTCGGCGGGAAAGATCCTGGACCTACTTACACTCGGAAAGACCCATGGCTCAAGGACATTGATCCTAAGGCTCTAGTCCATCAGATCCCTAACTCAAATGGGGCATCACTTCAGTCAGACCTCGGCTTCGACCATCTCATCGACGAACTCAATAATTCCATCAACCCAGAGAGCGGACTCCCCCTACATTTGCAGTTCCCGGCTGATCGGCTCTCTAAGGTCACGGTACCACAAGCCGTCGAGAGAGTATCCCAGATCAACGCCTGGCGCGCAGCCCAGAAGGCGGAAGCGGATGCAGCGAAAGCAAACAACGCCGCGACCGTTCTGCACAAGGAGTATCCGGAGAAGGGGATGAAGTGGGTACAGTTGAAGACTCCGGAGAAAGTAGAGGGACTACCCTCCTCAATGGGTGTGGAGGAAACCTCTCCAGGCAACTTTAAGTCTTACCTCACCGTCAAGAATAGCTACGAGGAGCCTTATAAGAAATACTCCCCACCCTTTAGTACTTACGAAGAGGCCATGGCCGACGCGTATACCAAGGCTCCTAAAGAGGTGCTCGCTGATGCTCTAAGGTACGAGGGCGACACAATGGGCCACTGCGTAGGCGGATATTGCGACGACGTGGCGAGTGGTCGCTCCAACATCTTCAGTCTGCGTGATGCTAAGGGTCAGCCGCATGTGACGGTGGAGACTGCTCCCGGTGATCAGTTTGCATCCCGCGACCGGCTATTTGACGTGACCCCTGAGGATTACACCAAAATATCGCATCGAGCAGAAGAAATGCTGGCGTCTGGAGACTATGGTAATGACTTGAATGCGGCCATGACAGATGCCGCAAATGAACATCTTGGGCCACCACCCTCAAAGATCGTACAAATCAAAGGCAAGGGCAACGCCAAGCCACACGACGACTACCTGCCGTATGTGCAGGACTTCGTGAAGAGTGGACAGTGGGGCGACGTGGGCGACTTGGGCAACGCCGGATTGCACCGTGTACAGGCAGCGGACGGCAGTGTGAGCTACTTGTCCCCTGAAGAGTATAAGGCGGCTAAGGCCCCATGGCTGGTGGATGATCCAGTGGGTTATGCTGAAGGTGGCCCAATCGTCGCTCCTAACCAAGTTGACTTCGAAAATCTCGATAACTTCTTGAAACCGAGATATAATTAGTAAAACTCCAGGAACAAGCTATGATCGACCTACCAGACGACGAACTCATCGAGAACTCAGACGGAAGTGTTGACATTCCTGATGAATCATCCTCAGCTGAATCAGAAGAGCCAACTGATCACCTCGAGAATCTGGCTGAGATCCTTCCAGATGCCATCCTATTAGACATCTCCCTTGACCTCACTGAGGCCATTGACCGAGACCGTGAATCCCGCAAAAAGCGTGACAAACAGTATGAGGATGGCCTGCGTCGCACGGGTTTGGGCGATGATGCTCCTGGTGGAGCGGATTTTGAGGGAGCCTCTGATGTCGTCCACCCTGTACTTGCAGAGGCTTGTGTAGACTTTGCCGCACGAGCCATCAAGGAGCTTTTCCCGCCACAGGGACCAGTCAAGACCTCAATTATAGGTCAAACAACCCCTGAGCAGCTCGATAGGGCTGAGCGTAAGCGCACGTTCATGAACTGGCAGCTCACTACTCAGATGCCTGAGTATCGGCCCGAGCTGGAGCAACTCCTCACACAGCTTCCTCTGGGTGGATCCCAATTCCAAAAGTTCTGGCACGACGATCGCTTCGAGCGTCCAGTCAGTGAATTTGTACCAATTGATGACATTCTCCTGCCTTACTCCGCTACGAGCTTCTATACAGCTCAGCGAGTGACGCATGTCCAGCACATTACCCAATTTGAGTATGAGAAGAGGGTTCGATCTGGACTTTACCGGGACATCCCGAACCTGGCTGATGCCTCGGGACTCATGCCTGAGCAGACGGATTCGGCCAAAGCCAATGACAAGATTGAAGGCAAAGAGGAAGACGCCTACAACGAGGATGGTCTGCGGGACATTTATGAGGTTTATTGCTGGCACGAGGTAGAAGGTGACGAACCTGATCCTTACATCATCACAATTGACGCCTATACTGAGAAGGTTCTGGCGATTTATCGCAATTGGGCTGAGGGGGATGACAAAAAGGAGAAACTCGACTGGCTAGTGGAGTGGAAATTCATTCCCTGGCGAGGCGCATACGCCATCGGTTTCCCACAACTGATAGGATCACTCAGCGCGGCAGCCACAGGTTCCCTTCGGGCGCTCCTCGATTCGGCCCACATCAACAACCTACCTGGCTTAATTAAGCTAAAATCCAACAAAACCGTCGGTCAGAACACCAATGTTGAGGCTACTGGGATCTCTGAGATCGAAGGACCCCCGGGAATTGATGATATTCGCAAGCTTCTCATGGCGATGCCCTTCAATCCCCCGAGCCCCATCCTGTTTCAACTGCTCGGATGGCTGACAGACGCTGCTAAGGGTGTCGTTCGCACGGCTGAGAGTGCTATTGCTAATGCTGGAGACCGTACCCCAGTTGGCACGACTCAAGCCATGATCGAGCAGGGTTCCACAATCTACTCTGCAATCCACGCCCGCTTACATGAGAGTCAGAAGAAGGCATTCCAGATCCTGGCTCGCATCAATGGAACCTGGCTTGAGGATGAGACTCAGGTAGAAGAGCTCGGGAAGCTCATCATCCGTCGTTCAGACTTCCAAGGTTCTCTGGATGTCATGCCTGTATCTGACCCGGCTATCTTCTCTGAAGCCCAACGGTATGCTCAGAACCAGTCCCTGATTCAGATGCAGAACATGGATGCTCAAGATCCTAGCATCCACTGGAATAAGGTAGCCATCCGTCGTCGAGTTCTCAAGCAAATGAGGATCGATGATGTTGATGAGATTCTTCCTCTGCCTCCGAAGCCACTGACGTCGGATCCGATGTCTGAGGCCATGGCTGTGATGGTGGGAACACCCATTCAGGCTACACCTGAGCAGGATCACATGGCCCACATGAAGGGACACCTGCTTTATCTGAGCTCCCCAGTGGTCATAAACAATCCCCTGGTTCCCCCTCCTCCTCTGCAGATGCTCCTAGGCCATGTTCAGCAACACATTATGTTCTTTGAGCAGCAGACGGTTACTCACATTCAGCAACAGCTCCAGCTCAGCTATCCTCAGTTGTCACCAGATGCCTTAGTGGCCATGGCAATTGAGCAGGCGGCTCCGACGGTCCTTAAAGCCCTGAGTCCAGTCCTTCAACGGGTATCTGAGCTGCAGGCTGAGCTTCAGAAGAAGACTCCTCCTCCGCAGATGCCGCCTGAGATTGCCGCTAGCATTCAGATCGCTCAGATGGATGTGGACCGTAAGACGAAGTATGATCAAGCGATGGTTCAACTGAAGCAGCAAGAGCAACAGACCAATCAGCAAGAATCTCAGCTTCAGCTTCAGCTTGAACAGCAACAGTCTCAGTTTCAACAGTCCCTGGATGCTCAGAGGCTCCAGATGGAGGATTCAGTTCACCAGCTGAAGAGTCAGATGGACCTAATGATGAACAAGATGGATAATGAGCAAAAGCAGGTTACCGAGCTTCTAAAGAATCGTGATGATAATGCCACCGCCATTCAAGTGGAGCAGCTGAAACAGTCAGGGCAAACACCCCCAGAATTACAACAATTGATGGTTCAGTTCCAACAACTATTGGCCCACTTGGGTGTAAGCACAGCCACTGGAGATTTAGCTAATGACTGATCAACCCTTTGAGCGTAGAAACATCGACCGAGTCCATGCTGAGATTCGTGACCTGATCCTCAAGACTGATGATCCAAAAGACAAGGCACAATTACTCATCATGCTCAAATTCTCAGACTCCATTGATACCCTGAGTGGAATCACGAAGGAAGTATCTGGAAAACTGGATGAACACCTGGATCATTATGACAAGCACATCACCGAGGGTGCGGTCAGAGATGGACAGGTGAAACTCGGCTGGAAGTTGATAGTCGCCTTTCTCGCTGCGAGCCAAGGAGTGGCTTGGTATGCGATTAAAGGTCACCTGGAATCGGATCATGCATTGGAAGTGACTGTATCCACCATTCGAAAGGACGTGGATATGCTTCAAGAACGCCGCCGTATTGAAGACACTATGCAAAAGGTGACTAAATGATCACAGTAAATCAACGAGCATTCCTGGACATGATCGCCCACAGTGAGATTGGCCCCGCCCTTCTGTCAGTCTCGGACAATGGTTACAATGTGATCGTTGGAAGCACAGCGGCACACCCCACCCTGTTCGATGACTATTCTGACCACCCTCATCGGATGGTAATGCTGAGCCCACACCTGACATCAAGCGCGGCTGGCCGGTATCAACTCCTAGGTCGCTACTTCGATGTTTACAAGAAGCAGCTGGGTCTCCCAGACTTCTCCCCTGATTCCCAGGATGCTATTGCGCTCCAGCAGATCAAGGAGTGCAAGGCCCTCCAGGATATTGCCGCCGGAAACTTCGAGCGAGCGGTGTTCCTCTGTGCCCGCATCTGGGCAAGCCTACCGGGTGCCGGTTACGGTCAGCATGAGAACGAGATGGAGGATCTGAAGGATGCATACTTGGCTGCGGGTGGCAGCCTGGCATGACTGATCCACGAACCTCGGGAATCCGAAGAGACCTGAATGATGTGGTCCGGGATTCCCATGGCAAAGTGATGGAGGAGAAGTTGTTCTCAATTATCTTCAAGTCCTTCCTGTTGTGGGTGTTCTATCAGCACGCTGAAACCATCCTGAAGGACTGGACGGTCTTGACAATCTTCGTCATCGCATTTACCGCCCCTGAACTACTGAAGAAGTTCCTTGCCATGAAAACGGGTGCCCCTGATGTTGAGCAACGAACCACCACCTACCGAAGAGAAAGCACCACAACTAACACGGGAACCGAAACCAAATGAGAACTGCAAATTCAAGTCCTCAGAGTGGGGTGGATGCCGGCTTGGGGATAGCTGTCATTCCAGTCCCTGTCTCATTTTATGTGAGATTGGAATAACCAAATGATGTTCGCTCCTCCACCTATGGAAGAGGAAGTTCGGTGCCCATTCGGATTCACCATTCACCCGAGATCATCCACTCCTAGACCCTTTGGTGACTGTGGGCATCGATGCTGCCATCCAGAATCATGTGAGCGACTGCGAGGGCTTGGAATTCCAACTTGCGAAGAGGTAAAGAAATGATGAATCCTGGGGTAATTTTAGCGTTGGTCCTCGCCTTTCTGGGAGTTGGTGGTAGTAGTTTCATGTATGGGGACCACGTTGGAACGCTGGGTCAACAAGTCAAGGATCAGAAGCAATTTGACCAAATCAACGCAGACATTGCTAAAAACAAGTCCATCGCGGACGCAATTTATCGAAATGCCCAAGCCATCATTATTCAACAGGCAGCCGACCGAGCTCTATCCGATAACCAACGTGAAAAGGAAAGGCAAACCGATGCTAAAACTAACTCTGACCTGCGTGCTAAGTATGATGCTACTGTCCTGCGGTTCCACACCTCCCAAGCTGCAGGACCCGGGGACTGTAGTGGAAACACCACAGGCTCCCCCTCCAGTACCACCAGCAACGCAGCTCCCGTTGAAGTACAAGTTCCAGACGAGATTGCAAGAAAGCTTCGATCCATTGCCTTCGACGCCGACTCCTTAAGTACTGACTACACTCTACTCTACAACTGGGCCCATGATCCGAACCTCTGTCCTAAACGTTAATTAAGGAGTAGCATGATGGGTGTTAGAACATTACTGCAAGGCTTGAAGAATCGCTTTGATGGCAAGGCCTTTGAGGTCTGGGAAGAGGCCAACGGGTTTATACAAGCGTACCTTAACGGTAGCCCGCTGGTCAGTGGTATGCCGCAGATGCTCTACAAGTCACATATCCGCAAGTCGCTGATCAAGTTGGCCGATACCGCGAATGGAAATTGCCACATTCAAGTGATCGGTCACTCAGTTGTGGACGGGACCGGCGCTGGCGCGACGGAAGCACAGAAAGCGCAATTCGGGTTCCCTGCAGTTCTTCGCGCTGCTCTTGCTTCACGTCTTGGTGTGACGGCCAACGAGGGGTTATTGTGGGGCGGAGAAAATCCTGCCCGCTTCACGCTCGTCAATACGTCATTTGCCGGAAGCACCCTCGGATTTGGTACAGCGGCCAATCTGCTTAATGCAACGCAAACAATGGCTGTCACCGTTACCGGCTCAACAATGCGCGTCTATATGTACGCGAACCAATTGAATGTGGCCTTGACAGCAACATCGGACGCAGTGGGTGCGACAGTAACTATTGAGTCTTGCGTGGCACTCCCTGGCGGCGGCGGATACGCTCAAATTTCAACAATCGCTCTTGGCACGAACGCATCGCATAACGTGATCATCATCGGTCCTGCGTCCGGTGGAGTAACCATTCTTTCAGTTGAGGCACGGGCGTCGGCTACTTCAGGGTTGATGGTATCGCGTACCGGGCAAAATGGGACGATTGAGACTGATTGGTTTGGCATTGCCACAAAGCCCACGGATACGGGCGGAAGAAATTACAGCGCGGGAGCGTCAATCATAGCTAATGAGTGGGCAACAATGACCCTGTGTAACCCTGATCTAGTTCTACTCATGTTTGACCTCAACAACCTAACGAACAAGCTCGTAACTTATGGTTACGGCTATGATTTGACGCGGATTCAGTACAACATTCAAACCGTCGTCAATGCTTATGTTGCGCTTGGAATTGACGTTTTGCTGGTTGTTGGCGCGTGGCGCAATCCGGCGAACGGAAATTACACAGCGCCATACAGTCAAGACACGCTTGATTTGGTCTATCAGACCGTCGCGGCGAATACCGATGGTTGCGCCTTCATTGATGTGCGCCCTCCGTTTGCATCATTCGCTGATGGATACGCCGCGGGGTATTACGGAGATACGGAAGCGCACCCGGCAAAACGTGGTGCGTCGGCTATCGGGTCACAGCTTGCAAACGCGCTGCTGGCGAATAGCTGATTTTCTAATCCCCTCTGCACAAATTTCATTTTCACAGGAGAAATAGCATGACCAAGAAAGTACGTATTGAAAACGCTGATATGGCCGATTACAAGGTCATCGTTCAAGTCTGGGATAAGGGGGAGAAAATGCCCGATGGTCTTGGCGGCTTCAATCAAGCCCCTGACGTGCTTGTGTTTGAGCGAAATCTTGACTTCCCCACAGCCATGACAGGTGATGACGTGTATCTGACCAGTACACGCTACATCGTCGTTAAGGAAGCAGAAAAGTAATCCCCCCTCTGCACTGGGATTACATTTTTCGGCGTAGTTTACAATAACTTCAAGCCATGATAAAGTAGCTAGACCAGTTCAACAAGGAGCTCCAAAATGGGACGTTTGGCTAAGGTAATGAGTAAACAAGTCCAACCCGGACTGAAGTGCTACAAGTCGGGTGGGGCAATCAAGCATGATGATGAAGCGGCCGACAAGAAGTTGATCGCTGCTGAACTCAAGAAAAAGGGTCTGAAGAAAGGGGGTAAGTGCTGATGGCTAACCACAAAGTTACTTACGCTGATGGCTCCACGGATGTCATGTCCTTTGATGGTCCGTCCGAGGTGCTCTTTGAGCAACTCTTCAGTTCCTGTTCGGATGAGGTTCGTGAGAAATGCTCCGTCGATGAGGTGAAAGCCCCTACGTCCGCTAAGAAGAAGTAATGTCCTTAGACGGATTCGTCCATCAATACATTGGTCTCCTTAAATCGGAGATCAATGATTGTCAGGCCATCCTGGCCACCAAAGACTTCGAGAAGATGTCTGATTTCACCAAAGTTCAAGGAAAGCTTCAAGGTCTTCAAGAGGCTCTCAATTTGCTTAAGGCGATTCCCGAAGAAGACTAACCCAGCTCTGAAAGAGAGTTTATATGATTCCTGCAAGTGATTTGGTTGACGCATTCCCCACAGTAGTCCCTGGAGTAATCCCACTGGGAGCCCGCGTTTTAGTTCAACTCAGAACTGTACGCGAAAAAACACAAGGGGGGATCTTCATCGTGGAAGACACCCGAGACTTCAATAAGGCCAACACTCAACTGGGTCGGATCTACCAGCTTGGCCCCATTGCCTTCCGTAACCGTGACACAGGCATGCTCTGGAAAGAGGGTGTTTGGGCAGTCCCGGGTGACTATGTCCGCATTCCCAAGTGGGGTGGCGATCGCTTCGAGCGAAAGGTCCCCGGAACCGACGACAAGGCCATGTTCTGCATCTTCTCGGATCACGAGATCATCGCGAAGGTGGACCCTGAAGCCTTTGAAGACCTGGATGAGGTGAAATGATGGCAAACGAGGAATTGGATGACGATATCATCGTCGAGATTGAAGGCGAAGAACCTGATGAGCCGAACCTGGCTGAAGGGGGCGAAGTAAAAGCGGGAGATGAGGATGACGGTGAAGATGAACACCTGACTGACGTCGCCACTGAGGCGGCTGAGACGGGTGAAGATCGTGAAGCCATTCGTGAACGTCGTCGCCAGGAACGCCAGGACCGGAAAGCCAAGGCCCGTGAGCGTGAGGATAACCTGAGACGTGAACTCTCCTCCCGGGATTCCACAATCAATCAACTCAAGGAACGCCTTGATGTCATCGAACGCCGAAGCACTGGTGGAGAGATGGCCCAGATCAAGCAGGCGAAAGAAGAGACCGCCAAGGCCTATGCGTACTACAAGGATCAGATCCGAGTAGGCACTGAGTCTCAAAACGGTGCGGCCGTGGCTGATGCCACTGAGAAGCTCTTCCAGATCCGGGCTAAGGCTGAGCAGCTGGACCGTATCGAGAAGTCTTACACCACGCAAGCGGCTCGTCCTTCCCCCATGGACCCCCGAGTTGCCAATCAGGCGAAGTCCTGGGCTGAGAAGAACAAGTGGTATGACGTCCGAGGTAGTGACCAAGACTCCAAGGTGGTCCTGATGCTGGATCAAACTCTCGCGGCTGAGGGTTGGGATCCTCTCACACCCGAGTACTGGTCCGAGCTGAATGATCGAGTTAAAAAATACCTCCCACATCGTGCTAGTCGTGATAATATTACAACTAGGCAGAAGTCAGTCGTAGGCGGTTCTGGTCGAGAGACTCCTTCTAACGGTGGTGGTAAGGTTTTTCGGCTGTCGGCGGAGCGGGTCAAAGCTCTGAAGGAAGCCAACAAATGGGACGACCCCGTTGAGAGGAATAAAATGATCAAGCAATACCGTGACTACGACCGAAACAATGCCAACGACGAAGGAGCTAGATAATGGCTGAAGAGAAGAGTATTATGGGTGGTGATAACCGCCTGACCAAGACCACGACTCGGGATGACCGGAGCTCCGCCGATGCTGAACGCATCAACAAAGATGGCACTGCGCTGACCATGAAAGAGCGGATGGCAATGATCCGCAATGAGTGGACTCAGGATGTGTTGCCATCTCCCCCGAAAGTGGATGGCTGGCATTTTTGCTGGCTGTCGACTACTAACTCCTCGGATCCAATCTACAAGCGGATGCAAAAGGGTTATGTTCCTGTCATGTCGAAGGACCTGATGGGGTTCACTCAGTCGAAAGTGACTGAGGGGGAATTCGAGGGAGTAGTATCTTGCAATGAGATGCTTCTGTTCAAGATTGAGGAAGAGGTTTATCAAGATATCATGCTATATCTGCACCATGAACTTCCGATGTCCGAAGAAGAGATTCTCAAGGCGAATGCCAAACCTCAAGGCGAAGACAAGGATGGACAAGAGCTGGGCAGCATCGAGGGTTTCAACACCCTGGCCCGCAAAGTCCCAATACCCCATTTCTCTTAAGGAACTGAACTATGAGCCTCACCGCTTCTCCCTTCGGTTTCGGTTGCCGCTATCACCCCACGGGGCAGACCCGGGCAAACCGATACGTCATTGATACTGCATACGCCACGGCAATTGGCTATGGTGATGCCGTCATCCTCAACACCAACGGCACCATTACCGTCGGCGCTGCTGCCCAGGATCTTCTCGGAACCTTTGCTGGTTGCGAGTATATCGATCCAACTGGCAAGCCGACAACCTCCAAGAACTGGCCCGGCACGACTGGCTGTACCAACATCTTCTGCTACGTCTACGATGATGCTTTGAATGTCTTCGAAGCTCAGTTCGCGGCTACGGCATCGGGTGATGTACAAGCGGCTATCGGTGATCAAGTCGACCTGGTAGCTGGCACTCCGAATGCCTCCACGGGTCAATCGACTCAGGCGCTGAATGCGACGCTCAAGGGCGCTGGTGTTCAAGGCCAATTCCGTATCATCGGCTTCGGTCCGGACGGCGTCTACGATGCCACTCTGAACCCCTTCCCAACCGCACTTCTGCAGATCGCACGGCATCAGTATATCGCCGTGAAGACCGCAATCTAACCCAAGGAGCTTAAAATGGCTGGTGCAATTATGCGTAACACCCAGTTCCGCTCCATCGTGGAACCCATCCTGAACTCATCGTTCGATGGTGTCTATGATCAACGGGCGGATGAATACAAGGCGGTCTTTGCCGAAGAGAATGGCACGGCTCGTTCCTACCATGAAGAAGTGGTTCTGTATGGTTTGGGCGCAGCTCCACTCCTGCCGGACGGTCAAGCCGTCACCTATGACGAGGGCGGTCAGCTCTACGTGAAACGCTACACCTATGATGTCTATGGGTTGGCCTTTGCGTTGACCCAGGTTCTCGTTGAAGATGGCGAACACATCTCGGTCGGAACCAAGTTCTCCAAGCACTTGGCTCAATCCATGACGGAGTCCCTGGAGACCGTCACCTGTAACCACCTGAACCGTTCGTTCAACAGTTCGTACAAGGGTGGTGATGGTGTCGAGCTCTTCTCGGCCAGTCACCCGGTGATCGGTGGGGTCCAATCCAACATCCTGCTCTCGGCCGCCCTGTCGCAGACTTCGTTGGAGCAGGCACTGATCCAGATTCGTCAAACCAAGGATTCCCGTGGTAAGCCGATCCGCGTCATGCCGAAACAGCTGATCGTTCATCCGTCGAACATGCTGGTCGCTGAAGTGCTGCTGAACTCCGTTCTGCGTGCTGGTACCAACAACAACGACCTGAATCCAGTGAAGTCTTCAGGGCTGGTGTCCAAAGTCACTGACCTTTCCCGCCTCACCTCGGCTCCCGCCTGGTTCGTCCAGACGGATGCTCAGGACGGCCTGAAGGTTCTCTGGCGTCGGAAGCTGAAGAAGGCCATGGAGGGTGACTTCGAAACTGATAGCATCCGTTACAAATCCACCATGCGTTTTGGTTCCGGTTGGACCGACTGGCGTGGGGCCTTTGGTAACCAGGGCGTCTAAACCTTGTGGGGGGCTTCGGCCCCCTACTCCCAACTAGGAGATACATATGGGAACATACTCACAAGGTGCACATACCTCAGGCTCTACTCCAACGCCCTCCAGGGATGTAGGTTTGGCCACCTTCTCGCAAACCATCAACATTCAAGCTGGAGGCTTGGCAACTGCGGATATCATTGCATACTTGCCAGATGGCGCACAGATTCTTGACTGGAATCTGGACACAACCGTACTGCATACCTCAGCTTCCGCCACGCTTTCCGGTGGCACAACGGCCGGTGGTACTGATCTGTTTTCAGCCACCAACGTGCTTGCAGCTGGTCGAGCCACCCCCATCTTGACTGGTCCGCAGGTCTTAGCACAACTGGCACTTCCGCACGTGTCAGGACAAACCGACACGCCAGTGTACTTCAGACTTGCTTTGGGTACTCCGACTTCAGTCGGAACAACCAAGGTCAATGTTCGATACGCCATTCGACTGAACTAAAGAACGGGGCTTCGGCCCCTTCTTCAAGGAGAGAATTATGGAAGGTTTGCCAGTAGCATATAAGCCCATGGCTGCCAGTGGGGTGGTCAAGCCAATTGGTGGAGAAGTCTATGGGTGGATTTGCCTGACCTCGGCCGCCGGCACCATCACAGTGTATGATGATAATGCTGGACCCTCAGGCAATGTCCTTATGGGTCCTGTTGCCTTGGTGGCGGGAACATCATTCAACTTCAGCTCAATCGCTGTGCGTACCTCCAAAGGTATCTACATTGCGATCGGCGGAGCGGCGACACTGAATTTTCTTTACAACTAGACTACTTTCGAGTTATAATTAAGTAACTTGAAAGGGGAGACTAGTGGCTACTTCAGGTACCGTTGGCCAGACAGTAATCAGTACCGCGAAGGTCTTGGAACATGCCCTTCGTCGTTGCCAGATCCCCACGTCGAACCAAACTCCAGAAACGGTGCTCATTGCGGAGGAGTGTCTATACCTCCTCCTCATGCACTACGCGAACACCAGCTTCAATCTCTGGTGTGTAGATAAGGTCTTCATCGGATACCAGGATGGTCGGAAAGACTATCCTCTACCTACTGGTTCCAATGATGTCTTGAATGTTCTCCACTGCACCCCGCAGCTGGCCACCAAAACTACTCTCATAGTTAACGTTCAGACACTGGATCAATTCTACCGAGTGGTTCGAGTAGGGGTCAAGTTCTCCGTTCTCCCCCTGGTTGATTTCATCATTAGTACTTCAGCTGATGGAGTAACTTACACCGACCGAAAGAGCGCGAGGGTTACAGACCTTAGTGACTCCTCTCTAACCTATTGGTATGAGTTTGACCCAGCGGTCAACTGTAAGTATGTTCAGGTGAGCTCAGGTACAGTCTCTTCCATGCTAGTGGCGACAAGTACCACTGACATCCCCGTATCGCAGCTCAATCGTGATATGTACTCAGGGCTTCCTAATAAGGATATGCCATCATCCACAGTGACCAATTACCTGTTTGGAAAGACTCTGGATCCATTCCTGACCCTCTGGCCCGTTCCGAATGATGAGACCCGTCACCTAATGCTTTGGGTTCATAGGAACATCCAGGATGTAGGAAGGCTAACTCAGGTCCTGGCTATTCCACAACGGTGGTTCGAGTCTACGATCATTCAACTGGCCTTTAGGTTGAGCTTAGAGCTCCCTGGGGTTCCTGATGCCCGTATTCAACTGCTTTCTGGGCTGGCTGCCAAGTTCCAGATTGAGGCTTCGGGAGAAGAAACTGATTCTGCTCCTATATTCCTTCAGCCCCGCATTGGTTCCTACACTAAGTAATCATGCCCAGATACCTAACTCCCCGTGGTCCGATCGCCGTCTGTGGACGCTGTGGTTTCAAGATGCAGCATCGAGATCTAACTGAGGATCGCAACGTTCCGGGTCTTTGGGTCTGTGAGGAATGCAATGATGAGAGAGACCCATATAAGCTTCCCCCACCCCGCCCAGATAACATCAACATTGATCACCCCCGCCCTGATGAGCCACTGGTATGACAGCCCCTGAAGCCCTAACCTACGATAAGCTGGTATCTCAGATCATCCTGTATTGTGAGCGAGCTGGGGACCAAGACTTCATTGATGAGATCCCGAACCTCATCATGCTAGCTGAGCAACGCCTGGCACTCGAGGCTAAGGGACTAGGCTTCTTGAGGGTAGTATCTGGAAACCTGGCTATCAATGATCCTGTACTCTCCAAGCCTGATCGCTGGAGACAGACAAAAAGCTTCTTCTACACCAACTTGACTGGAAAAGCCCACTATCTTCGGCCTCGGAAGTATGAGTATTGCCGAATTTACGCTGCTGGGGAGGTCGCTGCGCCCCCCGAGTTTTATTCCGATTATGACTTCGACCACTATTTTCTGGCGCTTACCCCCGACCAATCCTACGCCTTTGAGCTCTCATACTATGAGCGCCCCACCCCTCTGTCAAGCTCAGTCCAGACCAACTGGACTACTCGTTATGCTCCACAGCTGATTCTATACGCCTGCTTGCTAGAAGCTCAGCCCTTCCTGAAGGATACGAATCTCCTGGGCATGTGGCAGTCTCAATATGCCGAGATCATTGCTTCGCTCCAGAAAGAGGATGCGGAGCACAACCATGATAATACCGAGGATGGAAGATGAGTAATTTTACTGATGTATTCAGCAACGGCTTAATTCCGCCATCCTCTGACGCGTACTCTAGCATAACGATAAACACTGACCAGCATCTAGTGTGGCCATATAACTACAATGGAACCAGTCTGCTGCTGACCAAAATCCTGGACGTCAACTGTTCTGCTGGTAATAAGCTTTACTTACCATCGGTGACGGAGGTGTCTACTGGCGAGTCAGTGATTGTACGCAACACTGGAGTTAACTCGCTACAGATTCTAGACTTTGCAAGCCACTCTCTTTTTACTCTGCTTCCCGGCATAGCCCAGTATTTCTGGGTACGTGATAACACGATTGATGCCTCTAGTAGCTGGGGACAGATTACCTATGGAGCGGGTACAGCTACCGCAGCCGCGGTTGACTTAGCTGGAAAAGGCTTGACTGTAGACTTGGGTAAACTGGCAGTTGACTCGCCAATGGAATACTGCACGGCCCTAACTATAGTGCTTCAGAGCACTGATCGTGGAGCAATACTTAACTTCAATCAAGGGGCTGCAGCCCTACACCTGCTAGACGGGGCTAACTATGCGAATGGGTTCTACTGCTTTGTAAAGAACTCCGGAACTGGTACTGTAAGCATCTCCTCGATTACTGGACAGCTTATAGATGGACAAGTGAGCCTTGGGTTACAGCCCATGGAATCACTGATTCTTAACTACTCGGGGGGAGAGTGGTTCACTGTGGGATATGGTCGCAGTACCCTATACCAGTTCTCTCAGCTGTTGCTGGACGTGTCAGCTGGCGGGATCTTTACTCTGAGCTCTGCACAGGCCAGCAACAAGATGCTAACCTTCATAGGAAATCCAGCGTCAGATGTACTAGTAAGAGTACCCGCCATAGTGGCTGTGTATTACCTAGCATGCAACATTACAACTGCAGTCAACGTGCAGGTGGCCACACCTTCAGACACAGGAATAACTCTTCACCAGACTCAACGATCTGTAGTATTGTGTGATGGGGCTACGGTGGCTGCCGCGCAGTCGGCTTCAGTGACCACGGCGTTGAGTATGCTGGATGGTACTGTGGCAGCACCCGCCTTGAACTTCGCATCTAAAACAAATACTGGCATCTATAAGTATGGCACTCAAGGCATTGGCTTCTCGGTAAATGGGATAGCGCAGTGGTACACTAATGGGGGCGGCACTATATTCCCGCTATTGACCACGTTACTTGGTAACCAGACTTTCGGCGGAACCGCTCCGAGAATCACCGGCGACATGAGCAACGCCACGCTAGCCAGCCGCTTAATGCTGCAGAGTAGTACCGTAAACGGTGCAACAGACGTAGGTGTTATGCCCAATGGAACATCGACAACAGCTGGGATCACTGCATACAACGCAGCAGATACTACTAACGCATCGACAACCACGCTACAAACGACTTCAACTCAGTCAAAAGTTATAGCAGGTAAGACCGGCTCCGGCTCATACAAACCCCTCGCTCTGAATGTCGGCGGCGTTGATATAGTTACGTGCAGCGTCGCAGGCGATGTTCTTATCGCGTCAACTGGAGAACTTCAGTTCTTCACAACAGGCTACGGTATCAAAGCATCTACTGGACTAGAGATAAAAACTACTGATTTCATTCGTTTTATGAAAGGAACGACAGAGCAAGCTAGGGTCGATACCAATGGGAACCTTATCGTTACGAGCGCAACTGGCGGTCTAGGTTACGGGACTGGGGCTGGTGGGGCTGTAACGCAGACGACGAGTAAGGCAACAGCAGTTACGCTGAATAAACCCTGTGGACAGATTACAATGAATGGCGCAGCTTTGGCCGCAGGGGCGACCGTAGCATTTACATTTACCAACTCACTAATAGGCATGTACGATGTTATTGACATACAACCTGTTGGCGCTTGGGCCAATTACACTGTCAAGGCATACCCCTATCTATCCAATGCTGCTATCTCTATAACTAACACATCTGCTGGGCCGCTGTCGGATGTCGTTGTCCTCACCTTCAATCTGCACAAAGGATCAATCACATGAACACCCTAATTCAAGTATCACACGACCTAAAATCTAATACCCTCGAAGCCACTTGGTTCGGTGATGTTGGCCGAGGTTGTCAGAACTTCAGCCCTCTACAAATCGACGACTTCAAACTTGTTGCCGGGGAACACGCACAGAAGTACATCGACCTCGCTGGCTGGACTCCTGAATACATCGCTGGTGTGAAAGCTGCAGAGGAAGCAGAAGCTGCTGAAAAGAAAGCTATCGCCGATGCGGAAGAGGCAGAGCGCAAGGCTAAGCAAGAGAAAGCCGAGAAGGAAGCCTTTGACGCCGGGGTAGCCAAGCAGGTGGCCATCATGGAAGAGGCTGACAAGGTGTTCAAAGCGAAGAAGGCGAAGTGATGTACTGGCTTCTCCTGATTCCCGTCGTGCTGATAGTCGCGCTACTTTGGTGGGCGCAGAACTACTATGAGGACTTTTATGACTAACGTCTATCTCAAATACGCGGCGCTGGCATTCCTCAATCTTCTGTCCGGTGTTGTCAATCTGATCCTTGCACCAGTGGTCGCCATGTGCGCTGACAAAGACGGTTGGCTCCCCAAGTGGTTGTGTTGGTTCCAGACCCCCGATAACTCGCTGAATGGTGATGGTGGTTGGCAGACCGAGAACCGTTGGTTCTTGGTTCAAGACACCCTCTGGAAACAGTGGTTGAATCGTGTGGGGTGGATGTACCGGAACCCGATGTACGGCTTTGCAATTGATGTATTGGGGGCGCAGGCGAAACCAGGCGACGAGTTGATCGTTACTGGAGACAAGGAAACTGACAACCATCGAGCAACTTTCCACGCTGGTACAGTGCGCTACACGCTCCTTCGTGACGGGAAGCCGATTTACTTCCAGATCTACACCATTGATCCTTGGTGGTTCGGGCGCTACCTTCGACTCAACCTCGGCTGGAAACTCTGGTCGATGCCGACGACTGAGAAGATGCAATTCACATTCAGTCCTAACCCGTTCCGAAAGGTCCCGTAATGTCAACCTCCCCACTGCAAACTTGGGCCCTCATGAATGGCGTCCGTTCAGGGAGCCGAGTACGCGGAAACTCAGACGACGTGCTGATGGACTGGTTGTCCACGCTAACAAGCCCCTCTGCAGAAACTCCCAGTACTGTTACCTCCGCCACTCCCCCTAAAGTCATTGCCCCGGAGTACATACATAGCTCCTCTAGCCAATCTTCTCAGCAACCAACACCAACACCAACAACCAAGCCTAACACTAACTTCTACGAAGGGGGCCTCGGAGCCCCATCATGGGTGACTGGTGCGTCCAGTACTGGTATAGGCGCCCTGGGTCAACTCGCTGGGCTACCTGGCCCAGTAACCAGCGTAGTAAGCAAGCTAGCCGGCGCTGCCCTGGGACAAGAGGGGATAAACGGACACACCATGGCAAACGGTGGAGTCGACGTGGGGGCTAGCTTATTGGGCCTTGGACTCCCCAACCTGGCGCTCAAACTGGGTAGTAAGATATTTGGATATGAGTATGACCCCGCTAACTTCATAGGCGAGCTTACCAACAGCCCTGGCCTAATGTCTCCCCGCACGCTTAACTTGAAAGCTTTTGAGCGAGGATCTGGTGATGCGTTCACTGGGCTTAATCAGCCTACACTGGCTGAGATTACCCGTCAAGAAGAGCGCAACGCTGCTGAACATGCCGCGCGAAACAAGCGAGACGCAGCAGCTGCAGAGCAAGATGCGCAAATGCAGGCTCGGGCGGCGGCCGAAGCTAGCAGAGTTTCAGCCCTGAACCAGCTTGCAGCCCAGGCGGCGGCGAACCAGGAGGCCATTAATCGCAGTTCCGCGGCTCCAGTTAACGGTACCACCAGTCAGTCAGGCGGTAACACTGGGAGATTCGGAAGCGCTGTAGGCCCCGGCAGTGAGCAGATAAACCGCAGTAGCAGTGGGCAAGTCTCTGCAAATAATTACTCCTCGAACGGCTCTGTGGCTAATAGCGGCGGGACCTACGGGGGTACTGGTAATGCGTTCTGATTATGACTGAGGAAGAAGAACGCTCTCTACTAGGTGGAGGGGATAGCCCGCTCCACTCGCATGAGTTTGACCGGACGGTCACTCATGCACAGGTCCTGCAGTACCAGGATAACGAGAGTATTAGGGAGGTCGCCACCTCCAGTATAGTGACCTACGCTGATGACTATCTTTTCGTTGACTCCACCATCGCTCCCGTTACTCTGTCTCTACCAGTGGCCCGCGGGGGGAAGACTTACACGGTAGTACGAGTGGCCGGGGCCAACAATGTCACGCTCACCCCACTGGGCACAGACACAATAAATGGTGGAGCTAGCTTGATCCTCTCTTCCAGCTACTCTCCTCGAAAGATAAAAGCATTGAAAGGCACAGGATGGGTACAAGTGTGAGCGCACCTCAGCAGCCTAGCCAACCACAGATTAAGAATCCCGACACGATAGTCCTACCGTCGTTACCCGGGGTTAGGAGAGATGGTACCAGCACTGATGCTGATTACTTTAATGATGTCAAGTGGTGCCGCTTTGTTCGCAATCGCCCTCGTAAGATAGGCGGGTATCAGGAGGTAGCTGACTCCTTTAGAGGGCCTATTCATGGCAGCCTAGTATGGACGGGGCAGTTCTCAGATCTCTTCTACTCCTTCTCAGCCCGGGGGGTTGACTACGGTAACATCAGTGAGGTGGGATGGGGCGGAACAGGTTCTGACCTAACGGCCTTCAGTGGCTATACCTATAGTCCAAACACCCTGTGGAGCTATGGTACCCTATTTGACGAAGCGGCTGGAGGTAACGTCACTCTGTTGATAGCCACCCCTATGCAAACCATGTCAAACATGAATGACAACACCCTGCAAAGTGTGTATACTACCAACATAGACAGCCCTACAAACATGGCACCAGTCTCTGATGTCAATGCTAAGTCCTCAGGAGGTTTATTCGTCACTCAACCATATGTAGTATTGCTGGGGAGCAGTGGTAATGTGACCTGGTCCAATGCCAATGAGCCTAAGAACTACACTACAGGTGATGCTGGATCCGACAGGGTGACTGGCTGCAAGATTGTCAAGGGCCTGCCCATGCGTACTGGCATCAGCTCTGGCGGTATTCTCTGGTCCCTGGATTCAGTCATCCGTATGGACTGGGTTGGTGGGGTCGCCATATTCAAGTTCTCCCACCTGAGTACTCAGTCTAGCATTTTGTCACAGCGTGGGGTAATAGAGTATGATGGAAAGTGGTACTGGGTTGGCATTGACCGATTCTTCACCTGCAATGGGGTTCAGGTAGAGGAACTGCCAAATGACATGAATCTTCACTGGTTCTTTGAAAATCTAAACTTCTCGCAGCGGCAAAAGGTGTTCGCCATGCGATTCCCCAAGTTTGGGGAAATTTGGTGGATGTTTCCCTCGGGGGACTCTATCGAGTGTGATAGGGCCGTTATCTACAACCTGCGTCTCAAGACCTGGTATGACGTAGAGATACCTCGCTCCTCGGGCTGCACCTCATCCACCTTCCGCTACCCTATAATGACTGACTCCAGGCCTAACGGTAAGTTCAGAGCCTCCTTAAGCTTTTCTGGCACATGGCCAGGTTGGCCTGCTCCACCGTTTGTAGTTGGCGATGAGGTGATATGCTCTTCCTCTGGATCGATTTGCGCCATAGCCATGATCATAACCAACAGTTTTTCTCAAGTAGTGGCCCACGTACTGGTTACTAATGGAATAAACCCCATTGATGGTGAGGGCTTTGCTAAAAGCGATGACCCCGCGACGAATGGAAGCATAGTGGCCGAACCTGAGTACTCGGTGTTTATTCATGAGAAGGGGTACGATGCAGTTGGCCTCGAGTCCGCCAGTGCGATTGCCTCCTCCTTTACCACTTGCGACTTTGGTTTGCCAACTGGGGGAGCTCAACAGAACTCAGTTTCTGGACAAGATCTAAATACGAGAGTGACTCGTATAGAGCCAGATTTTGTGATGAGTGGTGACATGACAGTCCAGATGTTAGGTAGGAAATTCGCCCAGTCCCCAGAAATCTTGAGCAAGGAGTATACTTTCTCGGGAGACACGGGTAAAATAGATCTGAGAGAGCAAGCTCGTGAATTTCGACTGAAATTTGAATCCAATGTGCTCGGGGGGTTTTTCGAAGGTGGTAAGACCCTCGTGCATACTGAGCCTGGCGATACTAGACCATAGCAAATCTTATTTTGGAGCGATAACATGAGTTGGTGGGATGATTTACTAGGCTCTACAGAGGACATTCCCAGCGTTGATCTCTCGGATCCAGCGCTTAATTATGATTACGTGCCGGACATTGACTTAAGCGATGTCGACACCTCCGCCCTGCTGGACACCGCAGACTGGGGGGACTTTGGGAATGAGCCCTTCACAGACTCCCTATCTGGTTCAAGCTCTGATGACTACCTGTCGGGCCTACTGGGCGGTACGAGCTCTCTAGACAGCTATGGCATACCCGCTTCAGACGGGCTAGACACCCTTGACTCAGCCTCTTCCAACGTGTATGACCCCACTGCGGCCATGTCATATGACCCGGTAGCCACCGAGTCTCTGTGGGAACGTTTGAACCTGTCCCCGAACATGTCAATCGATCCAACTACCTCAGACAATTCCACCGCCGCACTGCTCCAGCAGCTCACCAACAATACTCCCAGTGTTAGCCTAGATAGTGGTACTGGCCTGGGTAGTGACCCAATGAACACCGCAAACTGGGGACTGTATGAGCCCAGCAACGCTACCGACTTCTCCAGCAAAGGTATGACTGATGGTGGATTCGATACTGGAACCTTCGGTCGCCCCGATACTGGTAATGGTTTTGTGACCATGATGGCTAAGCTCCTGGCTAAGCCCGCGATCGCGGGGGTGGCTGGCAAGAAATCCAACCTATCAAATGCCATCGGGGCATTAGGGGGCTTGGCCTCAGTCTATGGGGCTCTGAATCCGGGTAAGTCTGGGGTGGCTCCGTCAGTTAGCCAAAACAACACGAAGAAGATGTCCTGGAATAAGTCTGTGGCTAACAAGGCTCGGGGAGGTAGCATTCAAGCTCCAATGGGCGCTCTGGGTCTGCTTAGGGGTTCATCCCCTGGGCAACAAGATGATGTCCCCATCAACGGTTCCCACGGGGAGTACATGATGGATGCAGATACAGTCTCCGCCCTGGGGGATGGTAACACGGATGCGGGAGCCAAGAAGCTGGATCAGATGAGGCAGAATATTCGGGCTCACAAGCGAGCGGCACCAAAGAACAAAATTCCCCCCAAAGCTAAGAGTCCCGAGGCCTATCTAAAAGGAGCCAAGTAATGGCCACTTCACCTGTAGCAGGAACCACCTCCTCATATATCCAGCCCCAGTTTTCCACTGACACCAACGCGGCCGTTGCGGGCGGCATCCAGGGGATGCTGGGTGACGACGGTTACCTGAACTCAGTGATGGGTAACTGGTATGACAAGGGTCCCACAGAAGGGGCCCTCGGTCAGTATGCACAGTATGACCCGTCGAAGATGTCGGAGTTCATGAACCCCTACACCTCTAATGTGATCAATGCCAACAACCAGCAGTCCAATCAGAACCTCACTGAAAACATCCTCCCATCCGTCAATAGCACCTTTACTGGAAATGGTCAGTTTGGCTCTACCCGCAACGCGGACTTTGCCAATAGAGCCATCCGGGACAACCAGCAGACCCTAAACAACACCAATGCCAATGTATTGCTGAACGCCCAGAACCAGGCCAACTCCAATTACAAGGACTGGACGCAGATGGGCGTCAACGCTGGTCAGAGCGACCTGAACAACTGGACGACTCAAGCCAACTTCCCCATCGGAGCCCTCGGAACCCTGGCTCAGTCTGCTAACAGCATTGAGACAAATGACCCGCTGGCGGTCAGCAGTAACTCTGCAAGCCCCACGGATGTTGAGAAGCTCATCACGGCTTTGCAGGCAGGCAGCAACGTGGCAAACAGTGGTTCACTTGATTGGTTGACTAGCTTACTGAGATAAAACATGGACCCTAATGCAACTACCCTGGCTGGTGCGGCTCAACAGCCCAATGTATCAGGGGCTCTTCAACAGCTCCTCCTATCACGGGTTCATACTCCCGACCAGGCCAATACTATGGATCAGGCCAGACAGTCGGGACTTGAGCAGTATCAGGCGGCCCTAAGGGGAGATCCCGCGGGGACCTTCACTCCGAATGACCAGAGCATGGGAGCATGGGTCGAGGCCCTAGGCAATGGTCAACGGGGATTCAATGCGGTAGCCAGTGGTATAGGGGCTGGGGCAAAGTTCCAAGCCGCCAAGGAGGCCGCGATGGCCTCGGGTAACGTAACTGCCGCTAAGGTTGGCTATGATGATGCCAAAGACCAGGACAATATGCAGGAACGAGAGCTCAATGCCCTCAAGACGGGTATGGGTAGTCGATCACAAGGGAAGATCATTCACTTCAATGATGATAAGGGTAACCTTTACCTCCTGAACAATATCACGGGGGAGCAGAAGGTGATCCCCGCTTCTCAATCACCTCTCTGGACCAAAACTTATACTCTGGCCTTTGATCAGGCTGTCAAGACTCGTAATGAGGATCCTGAGGCTTATGCTACTGAACTGGCGAATCGGGCAGTCCAGAACTCACCCGAGGCTGTGGCTCCTTCCAGTATTCCAGAACAGCCCACTCGACCCATTCAGGGCGGATCTCCCCCTGGTGATCCGGAATTACCCGCAGTCTTCAACATGCCTGGAGCCCGGTGGAATGGAAGCACCCTTCCTCAGAAGAATGTGGCGGGGGATATTCCGATGGATAATGCCACCCGGTTGAGTGATCTTAATGCAGCCATCTCGGATCCGAAAACACCCCAGAACCAAGTCCCACAGCTGATGAAAGAGCGGGATCAGTTAGCATCCCCAGCCTCAAAACCCCGCACTGTCCTGACACCAGTTGACAACCGAGTCAACAATCAGGAATCGGCTTATGGAACGGAAGAAGGTAAGGGACTGTTTGAAGAGAAAGTCAAGATGCAGGATCTCTTCGGGGCTAATACCAAGCTCAAGTCACAGCTGAACATGCTTCGGCATATCTACCAGAACCCTGATATTCCTGAGGGTGAGCTTGGCCCCATGATGCAAAGCATGCGGTCTAGCCTGAAGTCCCTTGGGGTGGATGTTGATCCTAGCGTCGGGGCAGCGGACATGGCCACGGCCATTGGTACGGGTTTGGCTCTAGGCATGAAGAATGCGGATGGTAAGAACCTGCTTCCTGGGGCTATGTCTAATTATGAGGACCAGCTGCTTCAGAAGATGGCCCCCACTCTGGGCATGACTCAACAGGGTAGGTTGGGTATGATTGACTTCATGAATGCGGTAGCTGACTCGAACCTCCGATTGGCTATAGAGGCCAATAAGATGTCCAAGAACAATACCAAGAACAAGGACATGCTCCCAGCTGAGTGGTCGGCTCGTAAAGAACGCATCCTCCTAGAGGAGATGGCCCGGTTGAAGGACCGGTCTAGAGAGATTATGAAACAGTATGGGGGAACTCAATAATGGCCCAAGACTATGGTTCCATGACAGATGAGGAGCTTCGTCAGTACCTGACTGACTCTGGTCAAGTGGAGGTACAGAATACAGGACCTATCAGAGGAAATCCCATAGTTGGAGATCCCAACAAGCCCCTTATCTCCGCTATCATGAGTGATGGAATGGGGGACACCTCGGATGGTCGCAATGGCTGGCAACTCTTTGGTCAGGGGATGGCCAAGACCGCTATGGATCCCGTTAATGGTGGCGGAGAAGCCGTTCGTACCATCTTTCGTGGTGGTCCTGATGAGCTTAAGAAAATTAACGCAGAGAAGGCTGAGCGAGAGGCCTATGATAAGCGTCTGATGAACAACTGGCAGGCTAAACTAGGAGCTTTCGTTCCCGAAGCTCTGGCCGCGGCTGCTATGCCAGCTAGAGCCTTGCCACAGATTGTATTCCAGGCAGCTAAGGAGGCACTCAAACCTTCCCCTGGTCCCGTGACTGGCACTGTCCAGATGCTTACTAATCGAGCTCAACAGGGTGCTGAAGGTGCCGTAGCTGCAGCCATCCCAGCGGTTGTGCTAGGGGGAGTTGGTAGAGTAACGGGGGCTATGACGGGACGCTTCACTCCAGAGGGTGAGGAAGCTCTAAGACTCAATGATGCAGCCAATAGGCTGGGCATCAAACGGAATGTGGGTTCTCTGGATCAGTCCTCGGGATTGAACGCCTTTGAATCCTCAGTTCCTGGGTACTCTCGGGTCGTGGAGGGGCAGACTAAAGCCTTCACGGATGCGGCCAAGCGTGATGTAGCCATTCCCTCCACCACTGGAAAGTCAACTACCACTCGGCCCATTGAGGGTGAGGGGGTTCGTCAGGCTATCGTGGATGCAGGGGACAACCTGAAGGACCAAGGCCGAACCCTGTGGAATGACCTGGATGGTTACATCGTCCAGAACAACATTTCTCCAGTAACTCCTGCCCTATCGGGAGTTCGAGTCACAGATATTGCTAACAAGTACACCCCCCTGAAGAAAGGTGTTCCAAACCTGGATCAGAACCCCATCTTTCAGAAGGTGGATGAGTTTGACCCCGATGCGGCTAAGATGCTTCAGTACATGTCTCAAACCCCCACGAGCAAGTACGCTGTCCCATTCTCCGACCTGCACCAGATTCAGTCGGCCGTCGGTAAGGCCTTGGCCAGAGCTGAGCGGGATGCTGCAGCTCCCGGTGCCTCTACAGTGGATCGTCAGGCTAAGACTGAACTGAAGAACCTGTATGGTAGCTTGATGACTGATGTGGATCAATGGGGGACTTCAAACCCCGCTGCTCAGAAGATGTTTGATGAGGCTCGGTCCTTCTGGAGAGATCGGGTGGTTCCGGGGACCATCAACAATAAGCTCTATAGTAAGGCAGCCAAAGGTACCTATGGAATGAACCCCAGGGGATACTCTGAAGCGAAGAACCTATACGGAGATGTGGTTGGTAGCCCCACTCAGCTCAGTACCTTGACTCCATTTATGCCCCCAGGAGGCCGCGATTTGGTGGACACATTGACCACCATGCCGGATGTGGCGAGGGCGCTGACGACGAATACGCCCCACCCCACGCCCTCTGGAATGGGGGTTGTCACTAATCTTTCAGGTCTGGCAATTGGTAGTCCACTGCAGCTGGGTAAGGCGGTAGTTTCACACCTTCCAGGACTGAGTACTTTGATGGAATCTGATCCGCTAAAGAAGTTGTACTTCTCTAGGAACGTGATGAAGGATTCACCTTTGGGTCGCCTGAGCTGGGCGGCCTCTCAGGAGCCTCAGGATGAGACTCTCCAGTATATTCGCGGACTCCGTTTAGGAAAGCACTGAAAGGACTAAGGGGGTGGGTTCTCCATGTCTCATCCCTGGCTTGGGGTACATAGCCCGCCCGCTTCGGCGGGTTTTTTGGCCACTTCAATAGCCAGTCCATTAGGGTGCCCACATCTGCTCCATGGGGACATTCTCTTCCCTTAGCTGAGCCAGGGTCATGGACTCAAACTCATAGGCCATGGATCCTGGAATGATGAAGATCAGGTCTTCCTCTTCGACCTTTCCCGCGATGAAGCAACGACCCCCCACTTTGCTTCGCATTCTGAGCCAGAGCTTTTGATCAGGTCGCATGACCCCAGTGAAGACTGGAGTCTCAGGTTTCTTGGGAAGAGCTTTCACTCGTTTGGTTTCCACCCAAAACTCCACCCCATTGATGCAGTCATTGATATCGGGAGTTCCTGGACAGGCGGGATTCTCAACCCGGATGTTATGGCCTGAATCGAACTTCTTCCGGAGGGACTTACTAAATCTAGTTTCTGGATTCATTGACTTGCTTTCTGTGGATGCAATGATGGGGACCGTAGTCCCCATCACTGTGTTCAGTTACTCGGCGTCAGCGTCAGCTTCCTTGACGGCCTTCGGAGCTGGAGTCAGGAGGGCAACGATTTCATCCTTCTGCTCGATCGGGAAGGACCAGCGGAAGCCCTCACCCTTGGCAGCCGGCAATTTCTTGCGCAGCTTGATACGGGCCGATTGCGGCTTGATGTCCATTTCCTTGCAGATGTCGGCCAACGAGATCGTGGTCACTTCAACTGCTTCGCCTTCGGTTTCAACTGCTTTTTCTTTCTTAGCCATTTGGTTTATCTCCATGTTTGTTTAAGGTTTTACTGTTTTTGAACCAGAACTTTCATTTTACCCTCCATCTGAGAAGTTGTAAATGGTACTGTGCTTCTTTTCTTCTTGATATACCTTCAGAACCTCCTCAGATAACTTATGTTTGTTCTTGACAGCCGAATATACCAGCTCATCCATCTTACCCTTCATCAGTAGGTAATAGTACTTCACCCAGGGGGTATCCACCAGGACAATACGGTCCTTGAACTGAGTCCATTTCAAGTATGAGTGACTCATTGAATAGATAATCATGTGATTGTTGTGAGCTAGGTTGATGGCCTCCCCCGCGCTGGGGTGCATGATAGTGATCTGAGACCTATCCTCTCGGTTGTATTGATGCTTTCCACGTATCTGGGCGTAGATGATCCTCTGGCTATCCAGGAACTCAGCAATAGCCTCCATCTCAGCTTTGTACTGGGCCACGATCACCACATTCTGACCCTTAAGGTGTCCCTTCAGCATCTGCTTAAGCATGTCCATCTTCTCATGCCCCACTACTTGGATCTTCTTATCATCATCCTTAATGAATCCACCACAGAGCTGGTGTAGCTTCAGGGCTTTCACGAGTACCTGGGGAGCACTGACATCAGTCCCCCCAATGGTAGTGAACAGGTCCTTCTCCAGATTCTCATAGTGCCTTAGAGTGGTGACAGAGGGTTCTATCAGGATTGACTCATGTCTAACCTTCGTGATAACTGTAGCCACCTCATCCCGAGTAATGCGATATGAGATACCCTTCAGGATGGACTTGAACTCATCCTGGTTCTTATATCCTACAATCTTGGGGAAGGGGTCCTCTCTGCCTGGAAGAGTCATCTCCTCGATGATGAGGTATCGTTCGGAGAAATCGCCCCAGGTCGGGAATAGGTCAGGACGGATGAATCTTAGCTGAGCGTAATAGTCCTCCATCCCATTCCCCTGAGGAGAACCAGTTAGAATGAGACGCTTTCGAGACATCTTCCCAATCTTCCAGCAGTTCTTAGTTTGATTGCTTCCACGCTCCTTGATTCGGTGACTCTCATCCACAATGGCCAGGTCCCACCTCACCTTAGCCAGTTCCTTGATCTGACCTGGTAGCTGCTCAAAGTTCAGGATCAGGAATGGGGCTGGATTGATTCCCATGTCTGCAATACAGCCCTCCCACACTGGAATGGCTTTCTTGGGGCAGATGATGATCGTGTCCAAGCATTTCCATCGCTCCCGAATCCAGAGTGAGACGGGGGTCTTCCCCGTACGCTGTTGCATGAATAGCCCGAACCCATCATGAGGAACGGCAGCCTCGATCGCTGGAACTTGGTAGTCCCTGGGGTTGAAACTCATTTGACAAAGCACTCCTTGAGTAGGGAAGTGATCTTCTCAGCCTCTTCCGGGGACCACTCCCATCTGCCTCCAGGCTTCTCAACCAGCTTCCGGAGATGCTTACGGCACTTGCTAGGATCCAATTGTAAATCTAGCGAAATTTGCTCCAGTGACACAGTGCCGCCAGTAAACCGCGGGCCGCTGTCACTGGGCTGGGATTCTTCAGTAACCCCTAATATTCCCCGTAAAATGGCCCTAGCGGACCTGGAAATGTCCAAGTAACTATCCATATACACTTTAGCAAAGTGCTCAGGGGTATCAGTGGTGAGCTTGAGCTGTTTTTGCTCAGAGGGGCTGAGCTGGATGATGTCAATGTTTCCATTGAGCATGGTGACATAATGTTTGACTTTGCCCGTGTCCCGGAACTCCAGGAAAGTATGACGGGCGGCATCTACGAAGACAGCTGGCATATTGAATTCCCCCTAAAGAATTATTATACCAGGAAATGAGTGAAGGGATTTCTCCCCTTCATCCATCAATCGGACCCGATGGTTATTCAGCTGGGAACAGCTGCTCGACCAGATTGGTGATCTGCTTCAGGCGGCGCTCAGTCAGATCGTAGTCGTCGAGCTTGTCGGCGATCGCAGTGAAGTTGAGTTCCTTCTGTGCGCACAGTTGGTTGATGGCCGCTTCGAGATCGACCATCTTGGTTTCCAGCGCGACCTTCTCGCCTTCCGCCTTGGCCTTACCTGCACGTACTCGCAACGGGGCCATCGCCTCGTCGAGCTTTTCTTTGGTCATGGAAACGAGCTCTTTGAACGACTTGATTTGAAATGCCATTTGATTCTCCTTTATGTTAAAAGTAAAACACGGTTGATACGACTTGGAACTGATTTTGGTTGATTTGGTGCTCTGTAATTGGGCATCTCTGGGTGGGCCATTACTGTGACGTTATCTCGGCCTCCGCAGCAGGGTAAGTATATCTTGACCATGGGTATCATCGCGGGTTCAGACGGCAAAACCCTGGAGTATCGCCCGAAAATCTAATACAATCATCCCCGGGAGTTGCGTCGCTGAGACATTACCAAGCTGATGGTATAAAGCCCCCTGGATCGCACCCACATCCCCCTGGTAATCCTCAATGAGTTGATAGGTGATAATCCCGCTCACCCGCATAGCAACAACCTCTTGTCCGGCACGGGGCGTGCTGCCTCCTCGACTACCTGGGAACCCACGACGTAGCCCAGTGATATGGTGCCAGTGTTGTTGGGAAGACACACAATGCCACCTCCACCACTATCCAGCTGAGGGGAGGTGTACTGCCTTTTCATTTCTTCCACCTGCCTTCGGATACGCTCCTCGTCTGGGGATACTCTTTGTGGCAACCCATTCCAGTAACCATTTATGGAGTTTGCCATGATTATCCCTCCACTACAACCCAATCCTTAGCCAGCATATCACTCTGAGACGCCAGCCAACCCATCAGGATCTCGCCACTGGCGGTCTTCATTGTGATGCATGGGAGCACAGTGGCGTAACCGCCCTGCTCCTTAGCATAGTCCCGGTTGTTATCGGACCAGAAAGAATCAGCTGGAATGCTTCGGGCGGCCGCCAGAGTGTTCTCCTGAGAGACAGACAGCGACAGCCACATGCCTTTACCATTCCAACCTTCACGAGCCACCCGCTTACCAATCTCGAGCATCTCAAGCGCCCATCCGAAGCTTTGGTTGAGTGGGAGATGCATACGGGGTGCCTTTGGAAGGCTATCATAGAACTCCTGTTGCCAGAGGCTCTCCTTCAGCAGGTAACCCTCGAGCTGCCAGAGCTTGCTGAAGGCGTCCTGGAAAGCGTGTTCCTCACCCAACTCTGAGTCAAAGTTCTGAGGATCAACACAGGCCGACTCTCCCCGTACTGAGAAACCGTTGAGCAGCTCCAGCTGGCAGATCGTCACGGTTGAGTCTGGGACACGCATGTACGTGATCTTCTTGATCTTGCCATTAAGGCTTTCTTTCGTTACTTTGTTCATAGCATTCTCCTATGGAAGGTTGATGATGGAACCGTCAGAGGTGTTACGGAAATGGTACCCTGACTTGAACACCCGTCTACCACCCTCACGCCAGTAGATCTGACTGGGGTGAATATCCCCTGAGTGACGGTTGTCAATGAGGGGTTCTTTCCGATCCCATTGACCCGCTACCCGATTCGAGGGGGGTACGCCAGCCCAGGAGCTTTTTGGGCTTGGTCCCCGCACTGGGGACTCCATATCTTTTGTTCATTGCGTTCTCCAAACAAAGTGGGGACTGAAGCTTCTCAGTCTCCTATTGACCTAGGCCAGGGTTACTTCGTCAGCCTTCAGTTCCCATTCTTCCTTGGTACCGTCGACTTCAGTCGTCACAATGACCTTCCCGTTCTCCAGTCCCGTGATGACTCCCTCCAGAGTGGCATCGTCGAATTCGAAGGTGACCTTGGAGCCCTTCTTCATGCCGGGGGCTGAAGATCCCGCTGACGAGCCCGTCGAACCACGCAGGAAGCCAGTGATGCGGGGCTTCTTCTTTCCCTGGTAGGTTTCATTGGCCACATCTGCCATCAGCTGCTTGCCCTTGTAGGTGGCGATCTTCAGTTCCATCTTGCCATTGGGGACATCGTTCCCAAAGCACTCCAGAACCATCTTCAGGCGCCAGAGAGCCTGGGGCTGAAGGGAGGTGTTGTCATAGATCGTGGCACCTTTGTAGGGGCCTTCGACAACCTTCCACTTCCAGGCAAGGTACGGATTGCCATCACCAGATTCCTTCTCCTCGCAGGAGAGGACTTCCAGCAAGTACTGATCATCCGGCACTTCACGACCACCAGATTCAACCCCCGAAAAATCAACTGTAGTTCCTGAACGCTTTGCCATTTACTTCTCCTCTGACTTGGTAGTGGTACGCTTAACAACTTTGGTTTCCGCAGCTGGCTTCACCTCCTCCACGATCCGGCGAACGGGCTTCGTCTCACCGGAGGCCAAGAGCTGCATCAGCTTGTCATAGCTTGGATCCACAATGTACTCCGGAATGCTCGTCCCCATGGGGTTTCGCATCTTGGTCGTGTAGTACGGGTGGGGAGCCAGGCGCATGCAGTACTCGATGGTTCGAGTCTTTTCATCATCCATCGCAAATGCCTCACGAACGTAGGTATTCCCGATCACCTTGACCGCACCATTGAGCAAGCCGGCCACACTGGGCATCAGTCGAGGACCAATGGACGGATCAAGCGTTTCATCCTCATCAGACCCTTCACCCTTGGTAGCACGATCGTGGGCGATGAATCCCACATTGATGCCGGAGTCCGTCAGGTCCCGGTAGTTCAGGAGCCAGGTCTTCATCAGGCCCCCCGTGATACCCCAGAGACGCTGAGACATCTGATCCTTGCCTTCCTCTTCCATGGCGTGAGCCATTGCAAAATCCTGCATTGAGGACACCTGATCCAGGACCACCGACTTGTATTTCTCTTTTCCGGCCCCAGTGCCAAGATACCAGTACACCTCCTCCAGCTCGGCCCAGGTGGAGACAGTAATGACATCAACCCCCTCCACATTAGAGATACTGTCTGTCCCCTTCTCCTGAATATCCACGAATAGAAGGGGTTTCGGAAAGGTAGATCCAATGGTGGTTTTTCCCGTTCCCGAGCGACCATAGATCAGGATGGACAGTACCTTTGGTAGCGAGGCTACCGGGCGAATCTTAGATTCAATTCCCATAATGTTTCCTTTACTTAATGTGAGTCCAGCTTTTGAAGTTCTTAACCTTACTAATACATGACCTATCCAAGTCATAGTCTTTAGATATCTCATTAACTGATCGAGGATCAGACCTAATCTTCCTCACCAGTTCATTAGTAAGCTTTGCTCGGGGATGGTTCTCCCCTCTATGTACCACTGACTCTCCTTTCGCTTGTCGATCTTTGCTAACTTTGTCATCATGGTTATCCTGAGTGGTGCCCAGGAATAAGTGCTTAGGGTTACAACAGATCTTACGGTCACACCTATGACAGACTTGGATACCTTTAGGTATAGGTCCATAGGTCAACTCCCAGGATACTCGATGAGCTCCAGAGGATAGTCCCTTTCTGGGGCCTGTCCTAAAGTTCCCATAACCAGAACTTCCAACTCTTCCCTTCCAATCCCAACAGTACGATGAATCCTGAATGTTGACCTTACTCCAGAATATCTTCATGGTCAAGTCTCCTATGGAAATTCCATTATATCTCAAGTTGACCATGAAGTAAACTATTTTGGTTCCCTAACGGTAAACACCTGCTTCTTGATGAATGAGCCGTCCAGTCCACGAAGCTCAGCCTGACAGAGCTGGAAGTAGGAACAGCTTGAGCAGTCCCTGGTCATGTTCCTGACCTTACTTGTACTGTTCTCAATCTCCTGGGCGGTAGTGAAGAATTCACCCACAACCTCCTGGATAAGCTCCTCGTTCGGACGAGGAAGGTAGACCCGCTTGAAGAAGATGTTCCTCTTCACCCGATTAAGTTCTTCCTGATAGTCCGCGGGGTCGAGCTCATTGTCAATGATGGCCTTCATGTAGGTGGTGTAATCTGAGTCCAAGTTGACCCGACGGGTTAGACCCCCTTTCTTCAGGACCTCTACTACAGCTGGAGGCTTCGTCCGGATGTAATCCCAAAGGACCCCATCAGTCTCTTCCCCCTGCTCCCGCAAGGCCCACCAGTAGAGAACCGTCTGGAGATCTGAGAATCGGTTGTTCTCATCAGGAATCACCTTGTGCGTCTTGTGGTCCATCACCCAGACTCGGCCGGCCTCGTCCTCAGGGATCTTGTCGATGATGCCCAGGAACTTGATTCCCCGGTACTCAGCCGTCACCTCGATTTCAGACCGACCATTGTAGTTCAGGGTATCGTCCTTGTAATGTTCCACATAGCGATGGTAGAGGCTGGTGAGCTCTTCTGGGGAGGGGTACTTCTCTTTCTCCTCATCCCAGAGCTCATTGTAGATCTTGGTGTAAGCCACTAAAGCTTCCATCGGGTCCATACCCATGACCTTGGCATCCAGCATTTCATGGTAGGTAACCCCACGAAGAAGAGCCGCTGGAGCAGTCTTTCGGATCAGTCCCTGTTCGTACTTGTAGTCATACATTTTCGGGCATCGGCGCCAGGTACGAACTTTGCTATGGGAGTAGTAGGCATTCCTCATGTTAGAGGGACTCGGCCATCTTCTTTAGTTCATCCAGGGAAGTGTTCATCAATCCCTCATTCTCTTTCTGGGAGATGATCGCCAGCAGCTGTTGCTTCTTCTCCTTATTGGAGCGGAGCGTTTCAGCCGCAGATTGCTCAGCCAGGCGAACATCGATGATATGCTTGACGATGTCGAACTTCAGCTGGATGGTCTCATCCGATTTCTTGGACTGGATCACGAAGG